GACGCGACCTCGCAACTCCGACTCCGTCTTTCGACCGGCGTTTGGCGGGGGTTCGGCGCGAGCACACCTCCCGCCGGCGTATACGGCGCCGTTTGGCCGTACGGCGACGCGACCCAGGGGGGAATGGCCGATTGGCGACCGAACCTCGACGGGGGTTATACGCTCCTCCCGATCGTGCTCTTTGATGCGAGTCCGAACACGTACGGCGAGCTCGACGGCGTCGTCGCGACGACCGGATACGCGCAGTCGTCGACCAACACGATCACGATCGACGGCGATCAATATCTCGTCGTGCAGAATGTTTTCCGGACCTCGAAGATCGATTACTTCGCGGTCAAACTGGCATAGGGGAAAACAGGGGGAGAACAGGGGGACGCGATGGCTTTTCAAACCGGCACCTCGGCGAACGGGAACGATCTTCTACAGAAGCTCGTGACGTGGCTCGCTGCGCTCGGATGGAATGTCGACATGAGCGCGAGCGACCAAGGGAACGGCGGCTGGCGCGCGCATCTCGACAAGGGCGGACTCTTCGTCCATCTCAAGGCCGCATTCCCGGGCGATACCTCATGGGCGTCGTCGTACACGACCGCGGGATGGGCTCTGCAGCTCTACCTGTCGACCGCGTTCTCGGCCGGCGCCGCGTTCAATGCTCAACCCGGGAATCCCCCGTATGCGAACGGGACCTCGCAAGTCGTCGGGGTCGGCGCGAATCTCTCGATCGGGCCGTTCGCGAACTACTATTTTTTCTCCGACCCGACGGACGATCACATCGTCGTCGTGATCGAGACCGCTCCCGGGGTTTACACGCATATCGGATGGGGACCGTCGCTCGTCAAGAATGGAGCTTGGACCGGCGGCGCTTACTTTTTCGGCAGCTCGGCCGGCTACTACGCGTCCGCGCCGGCGCTCGGCGCGATCCCGGGATACGGTCTCACGTCGTTCTGTCCGGGAGCTCACCAAGACGCAACCGGCGCCGCGGCGGGGTTTGTGCTTTGCAACTCGGACTCCTGGGTCGGGCTCTGGATCGCGATCTCGCACACGACGACGCCGGCGTGGGGATACACCGGCCGAGGCGGCGGGTCGTCGGTCTATGCGTCGAGCTTTATCACGGCGTCGATCCCGCGGTACTCGACGAGCCGAGCCAATGCAAACCTTCAGGAAGTGGCGACGAGCGTCCTCGACGGCCGCGCGAACCTGCTTCCCGTTTTATGGTGGGTCGGCCGCGACGGCTCGAGCGGGATCTCCGGCGGGTTCTCGCCGGTCGGCACGATCCCGACCGTCTTCGCGACGACCGGCGTCGGGAACGGGTTCGGCGCCGGCGAGGACTATCTCCTCGGCTCGGATACTTACACGATGTTCCCCGACTTCGCCGTTCACAAGGTCGTGTAGATGGCCGACTTCATCGGGACCGCGCCCCCGCGTCCGCTCCTCGCGGATCCCCCCGGACGCTCGTCGAGCATTACGGCCGGGAGTTTCGCCGGCGGCTGGCCGCTCTCTCTCATGTCGCTCCCGCGTAGCACCTCGCGCGGGACGCCGCAACCCGCGATCGCGGTCGTCCATCGATCGCCGATCGGGGCGAAGCAAGAGCTATTCGGCGGACAGCTCTTCGAGCGCGTGCTCGTCCTTCCCCGCGTCGACGCGCTCGGGTTCGTGCTCACCGCGACCGAGTTCCCGGTCGAAGTTTGGAACACCTCGAGGAACGCCGCGCACACGCTCGAGACGATCGCGATCTCCGGAGTCGGCGGCGTGCTCGTCGCCAATCCGTACGGACTCCCGCTCATGTTCGCCGCGCTCGGCTCGCGGATTTATCAACTGACGATGCCGGGAGCGGGTATCCCCCAGATCGATCAAGACGTGCTCTTCGGATTCGACGGGGGCATCTCCGGGACCGACGTCTCGATCCTCGGCTCGCGGATCACCGTCTTCTCGGTCGCGCCGGAGTGGGGCGAGGGGATGACGGAAAAGATCTCGTTTCTAACCGACGTGCTCATCGCGTACACCGACAACGAGCAGCGCCGCGCGCTTCGCCGGTTCGCGCGTCGCGGGCTCAAGTTCCGCTCGCTCGCGCTCACGGCGCGGACCGCGGCCGGGATGGAGTCGCTCCTTTGGGGATGGCAAAATCAGCCGTACGGCGTCCCGTTCTGGCCGGACGCGACCGCGCTCACCGAGACGATCGCGGCCGGGAGCTTCGTCATCCCATGCGACACGACGGATCGGCAATTCGCGATCGGCGGGCTCGTCGTCGTTTGGGTCGACGAGTTCACGTTCGAGGCGCTCCCGATCACCGAGGTTAATTCCGGCTCGGTCGTCGTGTCCTCGCCGACCCAATTCGATTGGACCGCGGGACTCACGACGCTCGTCGTCCCCGTTTTCCTCTGTCGCTTGGGCAGCTCGCAAAAAATCGATCGACTATTTTCGGGCGCCGATTCGATCGAGCTCGAGTTCATCGGCGAAGCGCAGCAACCGGCGCCGACGCCGGCGAGCTCGCTCACTCAGTACAAAGCGATCGACGTGCTCGAGCTCATGCCGAATTGGGAGAACGGGCTCGGCCGGACTTACGATCGCTCGCTCGTCACGCTCGACCCGAAGATCGGACCGATCTCGGTCGTCGACAAAGGCGGATCCGCGATCGTCGGCCAAGAGTTCCCTTGGTTCCTCGAGGATCACGCGGCCGTGACGGTCCTCCGCGCGTTCCTGCTCGCGCGGTTCGGCCGGCTCAATTCTTTCTGGATCCCGACATGGGATCAAGATCTCGTGCTCGCGACGGACGTCGGACCGACCGACGTCGGGATCTCGATCGAGTCGGAGTTCTACACGACGTTTATGTTCCCGACGAAGGCGCGGCGCTATCTCGCTTTCATTCCGACCGACGGATCCGGCAACGTATATCGCGAGGTCACGGCCGCGGCCGACAATGGCGACGGGACCGAGACGCTCACACTTGACTCGCCGACGGGGAAGCTCTTCCCGATGGGCTCGACGATGATCTCGTTTCTCACGCTCGCGCGGCTCGCGTCGGACGACACCGAGCTCGAATGGGCGAACGCCGATCTCGCGCAAGCGGTTTTGAAAATGCAGGAAGTACCGCGGGAGGTCCCATGAGCTTCGATTCTCTCGAGCAGTCGCAAGCGTCCGGCGCTCCCTGGGAGATCTATCTCTTCCAAACCCAAGGTCAGAGCTTTTACCTCACGAGCGCAGATGAGGCGATCACGTACCTCGGTCAAGCGTACGTCCCGACGACGATCCGGCGCGACGAAATGGAAGAGACAATCGAGGTCGACTCGGGGAAGATCACGGTCCATATCCCGAGCGCGCATCCCCTGGCGGCGCTTTTTATTCCATATCTCCCGCCGTCGCCGATGGCGCTCACGATTCTCGCCGGGCACTATGGCGACTCCGAGGTCCTTTGCATCTTCGCCGGAGTCGTCGCGAGCTCTTCGTTCACCGACGAATGCGCGCTGCTCTGTCGCTCGGACAAGTACCTGCTTCAACGGAAGGTCCCGAAGCAGATTTATCAGGTCCAATGCAATCACATTTTCGGGGATGCCGGCTGCGGCGTCGACCTCGTGTCGGTCACGTACGACGGGACCGTGACGGCGATCGATTCGACGGGCACGATCTTGACGATCCCCGCGTTCGCGGCTCTTCCCCATTCGCTCCAGGGCGGATACCTCATCCTCCCCGGAAACCAAGGGGTCCGCGCGATCGTCACGCAAGCCGGCGCGACCGTCACGCTCATGTCGCCGATGATCGGGCTCGAGGTCGGCGGCGCGGTCTCGGCCGTCGCCGGATGCCAGCACGACTATACCGATTGCAAGTCGTACGACAATGTCGTGAACTTTTGCGGGTTCGATCTCATCCCGACGATCAACCCGTTCGACGAGACGACGAGTCTCAACTGAGGGGGCGTGCGTGTTTTTTATTTTCCTGCTCATCTTCGTCGCGACGACCGTGATCTCCGCGCTCCTCCGGCCGAAACCGCTCGGACCCTCGGCGCTCGGCGACTTCGGATACCCGACCGCGAGCGCGGGCCGCGCGATCCCGGTCGTGTTCGGGACCGTGAAGATCTCCGGCGGCAATACCGTATGGTGGGGCGATCTGCACACGAAACCGATCTCGCCCGGATTCTTTGGTTTTCTCACCGGCGCCGGACCCGTCGGTTACAAGTATTTTCTCGGCGTGCAGTACGTCCTCTGTCAAGGGCCGATCGACGATCTCGTCGGAATGGAAGCGGATTCAAAGGGGCTCGACTACTCGCGCGCGGGGATGGATCCGATCATCACGTACGTATCGGATAACAATCTCTTCGGGGGAACGCCGAACGGGCAAGGGGGGCTCGTCGGGAACATCTACCTGTACCGCGGGACCGACACGCAAGCGGGAAGCGACTATCTCTCGCAAAAGCAGAACGAGACCTCGCTCCAAGCGAACCCCGGCTCGCTTCCGGCGTTTGTTGGTTACGGAAACGGCGGGCTCTCGTTCGTCGCGCCCGGGCCTAGCATGATCGCGGAGACGATCACGATCACCGCGACCGGGAGTTTCTACCGGGCCGACTCGACGAAGCCGTTTTACAATGCGCGCGAGTTCATCGTCGAGGGCTCGGTCTCGGGGCGGATCTCGGACGAGAACGGATACGACACCGCATTCGAGGGATTTTCGTTCGGCTCGGCGTTCATCAATTTCACGATCGTCGGCGGGTCGACCGACTTCGCTCCCGGCGATCAATGGACGATCGCGACGCTCGGCGCGCGCGTGTCGCCGGCGTATGCGGGGATCTGTTACGCGGTTTTGCAAGATTTTTATGTCGGAGTTTCGAGCTCCCCGCACGCGATGGTGTTTGTCGTTCGCCGATGTCCGGATCCGCTCGGGCTCGGCGCCGGGATCGCGAACATCAACGGGGACGCGAACCCGGCGCTCGCCGTTTACGATTGGCTCACGAATGCGCGCTATGGATTGGGGATCCTCCCCACGCGGATCGATCCGGTCTCGTTCACTTACGCCGCGACGCTGCTCGCCGGCGAGGGGCTCGGAATCTCGATGCTCTTCGACTCCCAGGACACGGCCGACACGCAGATCGCCGAGATCCTTCGTCACGCCGACGGCGTGCTCTACGTCGAGCCGACG